ATGGATTTCTTGCAGGCATCTGCATCTGTATAATTCAGTACTTCTGCAAGCTCCACCGGAAGTCCTTCGTCTGACAGGTTGTTCTTTGCTTCGGCCATGAGCTCACTTCTGGTTACTGCTGCCTCCCTGTCGGAAAGTTCCTTTTCTTTTTTCTTCTGCATGTACTGTGCTTTTTCTTCCTTGGTCATCTTGGCCAGCTTCTCAGCCTCGGAAAGCTTATCATCCGTCAGTGCCTGCCACTTCTCCTGTGCGTTTGTCACTGCCGTATTGACTGCCTTCTGGACACGTCTGTCAAATTCTGCCTGATTACTGCCTGTTTTCAGGAAGTCATCAAAAGATGGAGGATTATCTCCTTCGCCGCCCGTACCTTCTCCAGATCCGCCGCCATTGCCCTCACCGGCCCCAGCACCGTCTCCGTCTTCTGCGAATAACTGCAGGTTCATTGGAACTTTACACATTGCTTTGAATACTCTGTTTCTCATATTTTTTCCTTTCTGCCCAGCCTATTCGTTCTCACGCCCGGGCCATTCAGTTTGTGGAATCCGCTTCTTTAACGCCTGGCGGAAAAAGGCATAAAAAATAAGACGCTTCACCCTGCGTCTCACCGGGAGATAATTGGATCACCTATTCCTTCCCTTTGGCTGCTGTCTTTGCTTCACTTACCATCTCAGCAACACCTTCACTGATCAGATGTGCCCCTCTGTTTTCTGTTACTTCCAGAACAGTTCCCTTCTCGACGATTTCTTTCAAGCAGATGTCGCTGTATCTTTTGATGCATTTTACTTTCATTCTCTTCACCTCCCCTCCGTTGCGCCGGCGCAATTCTTAAAAATGGGTATAAAAAGACCACCGGCCATTTCTGACTGGTGGTATCAGTTGGTCTGATAATAAATATCATCCCTTATTGATTCAAGCATATATGTTTTCGCTGATGGCTCATAATTTGCGTCCATCCAATATACCGACTCATCTTCCACAAAAAGCATAAAATCAATTTTGGTATCCACATCTACTTCAAATACTCCATTATTTTCACAATTCAGTACTCTCTGAACCAGCTCATTGTCAGGATACATTTCTTTAAGAAATTCGATCTGCTCTTTTTTTAGTTCAAATCTTCGCATTTCCATTTGCTATTCTCCTTACATAGTCTGCATCTGTTGGATTGCATTGAATCAGAATCCCCGTCTCAGGATCTAATGAGACTGTTCCATGTCTGCCAATATATTTCTGGCTTTTTCTTGAATCAGGATCCGTTCTCGTAGGAAATACTTTCGCCGGATTCTCCAGCGCATCCCGTATTCCTTCCACGGTAACTCCTGATCGTGATCTTCCCGTTTTTGGATCTTTCATGGTTCCGATTACTCTGTCCATGAAATGTTTACTCTGTCTGGTTACTGCTGTTCCCTCAGAAGTCTTTATACCAACAACTTTTTCATTGATTTCATCATAAATCTTCTGATAATTCTCAAATCCAGATAACGGAGATATCGTGCCTTTATCTACAGAACGTGCATAAGTCCTGAGCAGTTCCCACTTCTCAGGTTCATTATACTTCATTTCCTGGAAGTCTGCAAAATGTTTCGGCATGTCTTTTCCAAGGAGTTCCCGGTACCGATCATACTGTTTCCTGTCTGATGCAGCGTTCTTGACTGCCTTTTCCTGGGCTTCTGCTTTTGGATTTCCTTTGACGTATTTCTCATACCACTGTTCATAGGTCATATCCGCAGGAACCATCTCTGTACGCCCTGTTTCCGGGTTGTAAGCACTTCTTTTCATGTTCCTGAGGATTTTATCATCTATGACAGAAATCGTTGTAGAGCGGCAATATGGATGCATGGGAGGATAGTTCACTCCGGCTTTCCGGTCTTTCACTGGAAAAACCTTTCCATCCAGCTCTCGGCAGATCTTACTGGTACGAAGATCCAGCACAGCTACATAGCGATAATTCTTGATCCCGCAGTCAATATAACTCTGTGCAGTCAATTCTCCTGCCATGTAACAGGATTCTGTTCTTACCAATCGCCTGGCCTGCTTTGCTCCCCCTCCGCACTGAGCCTGAATGGATTCCGCTGTTTCCCGGTCGGTCCGGCCGGTAAGGAGGCTGATCAGCAGTTCATCCTTCAAGGAATCTGCAAGCTGCTGTGTGTTCTGCCAGATACGGTCTGAAAAATGTTTTCCGGACCATTTCATCTGCAGAGCCTGATTGATCTGTTTCCTGCTTACATGAGAGAAGCTGAATGCCAGACCGGTTTCTTTCTGCATATTGTAGATGGAATGATAAT